TCGCAACCGCAAATACTAAGGGCAAAGGTTCAGATGATGGACGATTCATTGGAACTAATGTGCTCAACGAAGCCTTTTTGGAAAGATTCCCTGTAACCTTTGAGCAAGAGTATCCTCCTGTATCAGTAGAGAAGAAAATCCTTGGTGGGGTTGCTTCACAATATGGTGTTACTGATATTAAGTTTTTAGAGAAACTTGTAGATTGGGGTGACATTATCCGTAAAACATTCTATGATGGTGGTATCGATGAGATTATTAGTACTCGTAGATTGGTTCACATAGTTCGTGCTTACAGTATTTTTAATGATAAGGCAAAAGCAATTCAAGTATGTGTGAACAGATTTGATGATGAGACTAAGCAAGCATTCCTTGAATTATATGATAAGGTAGATGCTGATTTTCAATTACCAACTGAGGAAGAAGTATGACTATATTAAACCCTTGGGGTCCTACTGTATATCATAATTACATTTCAGAGGAGTTTAATCAATTCCTCTTAGATGGTTTATCTAGGACAGAAAAGTTTGGTAGAAGTATGAGAAAGGATTTGGTTGGGCAGATTGATAAACAGAGAGAAGGTATATTTGATCTTGATGTTTTTAAGTCTTTTATTGATGAACATGTATTGGGTTATGAATTGGGACGTGCTAAAAGGTTAATTGACTTAAAACGATTTCATGATTCTTCAATGGAAGAAGAATCATTTGTAAAGTTAAATGATGTTTTGAGTGAGGGAACTGAGTTGAGCTGTGAGTATGAATTCTCAGGTCAACCTTGGGTAAACTTTCATAAATGTAATGAATACAATCCATTACATGAGCATACTGGAGCAATAAGTGCTATAATATGTGTTGATATACCTAAAGAGATAAAAGAAGAAAGAGATGCTAGTAGTTTTTCAACAAAAACTAATGGTTGTATTGAATTTTCATATGATAATGATAGTACTTTTTTAATATCTCCAAAAACAGGAATGATATTTTTATTTCCTAATACATTAAAACATTGTGTATATCCTTTTAAATCTGATGTTCTTAGAATAACTATGAGTTTTAATATTGGAGAAACTCCAAAAATAGTGTATAATAATTCTACATTCATTTTGGATTGTTAATGACTATTTGGAAAAATTATATTACCGCACTTGAAGAAACTTTTCCCAATCTGTGGGTAGTAGAAGAGTGGGCAAGGTGGGAAGGGAAAGACGCTAAATTATTAGCAAATATTCGTGAGGGTACTCACTTTATAAAGGCAAGAGAAGCACTTATAACAGATCCAAACGCTGACATATACAATACAATACTCTATCCCAAAACGGGGGCAGATCTTCCTTGTTTTGGTATGGATCTTATGAAGTTTACTGATAAGAAGGTTATCATAGTATTTGATTTCCAGCATCCGAGAGAGAAGTATTTGTTTTCAGTTGATGGATTACCTAAAGATGATGGTAAGTATAGATTCTTTGAGATGGGTAATCATTTCTCTGAAAATATTTTTGTAAGGTATTGTAAACCTGAAGAGGTTGATGAACATCTTGATATGTTTAAACAATACTTGACTAAGTACAAAAATATGTTAGAATTGGAAAAACCAACTGGTGAAGATACTACAGTCTATAAGGATTTTGATGCTTATATGACTAAACTTGATCCAGTTAGAGGATATTTAAAAACAAAGTTTGGTGAAGAGAGATCTGAATCCTTTGTAAATGATTTTTTATTCTGCTATGGTTAATGCTTGGAGTCTACTTTACGATGAAATTTACGGAGATGATGAAATGACTGACAACACAATAACATCACTAGAGAGTGATGAGTATGATCCTATTGTAACAGCAACTAATAATGATACCTATACAGTTAGTGGTGGTACAACGGTTGATTTTGATAATATTAATATAGGATTGACAACTGAATCAGCATGTATTAATGATACATCATTTTTTATTGATACAACTAATTATGGTGAGGTATCTATAGATATGTCAAATTATCCTGGTACTGCTGTTACCTGTGGTGATTCTGTTGTTGATTTTACAATAGGAGATATTCCTTCTCCAACAACACCTGGAATAGAAACAGACAATCCTAGAAAATATAAAGAAGATGAATCTATTAAAGCTCTTCAGGATTATATCTCCACGACATATGGTGGACACTATACTTCCAAAGAGAACAATGTCCAGACACTTGATCTTATCGAGTCCGTTGGCGATGCGGAATCTTTCTGTCGTTCTAATGCAATCAAGTATTTGAGTCGCTACGATAAGAAAGGTCAAGCAAAACGTGATATACTAAAAGCATTACACTATACACTCCTACTATACCATTTTAGTGGACAATTAAATGAAACTCCGACCCGTGGTTATGAAACTTTCTGATAGTACTTTAAATATACTAAAAAACTTTGCTGGAATTAATAATTCAATTCTGGTAAAACAAGGAACTCAACTTCGCACAATGTCTGTTGCTAAGAATATTCTTGCTGAAGCAGAAATTGGTGAAGAATTTCCTAGACAGTTTGGTGTCTATGATTTAAATCAATTTTTAAATGGATTGAGTCTACATCAAGATCCTGAATTGGATTTTACTGAAGAATCTCATTTGAATATTAGGGAGGGAAAGCGTAGAGTTAAGTATTTCTATGCTGATCCTAATGTTATAATATCACCTCCAGAAAAACAAATTACTCTTCCATCTGAAGATGTACATTTTCAATTAGAGAGTACAGCATTAGAGAAGTTACTTAAGGCAGCAGCAATCTATCAGTTACCTGATTTATCAGCAGTTGGTGAAGCAGGTGTTGTTAAACTTGTTGTTCGTGATAAGAAGAATGATACTTCTAATGAATATTCTATAGTTGTTGGTGAGACTGATAAGGAGTTCTCATTTAATTTTAAAGTTGAGAATATTAAAATTATTCCTGGTGCTTATGATGTCGTTGTTTCTTCTAAACTTTTATCTAGATTTACTAATAGTAATTTAAATTTAACTTACTACATCGCATTGGAGCCTGATTCTACTTTTGGATAGTTTAGTTTGGAAACATTCTTTATCAACTCATTCTCAAATAAAATCTAAAATATTAGATATAATTGATGATTATGAGCAAATAAATCCTTGTCCTGATAATGTGACTAAAACAGATTTTTTTGATGATATCTGTTGGAATCCTAGTCAGAATAAGTACTTTGATATTTTACATTCAAATTGGGAACCCTTATTGAATGATATATTGGAGCATTATTATGCTATAGATCTTCTTATATCTAATGTTTGGTTTCAGCAATATCATAATAATGATATTCATAATTGGCATATACATGGAGGTAGTAATTTATCTTTGTCTTATATGCTAGAGTTACCAGATCCAAAATATAGCACAGAGTTTGTAGATACAAAAGAGAATAAAATCTTTCAATTTGAGGATATTAGTGAAGGGGATGTTATAATATTCCCATCACATGTACCTCATAGATCACCTCTTCTATCAAGTTCTGAAAGAAAGACTAGTATCGCAATTAACATACATTTGACAAATCCAAGCTACATAAAAATAGATTCTTTATTATGAGTGACTTTATTTGGGTTGAGAAATATCGACCACAAAAAATTGAAGATTGTATATTGCCTGAAAGTATTAAAAAGACTTTTCAGGATTTTTTATCTCAAGGTGAAATTCCCAATATGCTTCTTTCTGGTCCACCAGGTATTGGAAAGACCACAGTAGCAAAAGCCTTATGTAATCAATTAGGAGCAGATTTTTATGTTATCAATGGATCAGATGAAGGGAGATTTCTCGATACTGTGCGTAACTCCGCAAAGAATTTTGCTTCAACGGTATCTCTTACCTCAAGTGCGAAACATAAAGTCATTATTATTGATGAGGCAGACAATACCACTCCCGACGTACAACTCTTACTTAGAGCCTCTATTGAGGAGTTTAGCAAGAACTGTAGATTCATCTTCACCTGTAATTACAAAAATAAAATCATCGAACCGCTACATAGTCGTTGTGCCGTCATTGACTTTTCAATAAATGGAAAACAAAAGCAAGGAATCGCTGCCAAGTTTTTCTCTAGAATTAACTACATATTGGAGCAAGAACGGGTTGAGGCTGATAAAAAAGT